CCAATATATACCAGGATAGGTAGTTATTGGAAATTCAAGAAGTATTTGTTCTCTTTTATTATTAAATATTAGGTAAAGTTCATCAGAGAACTCATCAGGTTTATGTTCTCCTCTAACTCCTATAATATTTAAATTATAATCTCCTTTATCAAAGAAAGCATAACCTTTCTCTTTGAACAACTTCTTTATTTTTTCTATAGTTTCCTTTTTCATTCTATTAATAACCAGGAGGTAATTGAACATTAGATAATCCACCTAAAACTAATAAAGTTTTAATTTGAACAGGACACTTTAAATATATACAATATATTTGCTCTAATCTAGCATCTTGTTCAGCAACAGATGCTAAATCATTAATAATTTTATCGTATATTTTGTCTATAGTTTCATTAAATTGGGTATCTTCTACACAGTTCATTGCAATTATAATTAGGGTTAATATAACATTCGTAAAGACAAGTAATATCTACTCCAAGACACTCTAAATTCCTCTTCATACATTCCAACTCTTCATCACTAATATATTTCTTATACTCTTCTTCATTCAAATAACCTTGTACGCTCAAAAGAAACAAAAAACCTAATATATAGTTCACTCTATTCAATAAAGTAAATATCTCTTTAGCTTCTTCAACTTTACCTATCTTCTGATAAGCATAAGCCTTTTGAGTTAATGTACTAGTCATATTATATATCTTAGAAGCACCACATACAGCTAATCCGTGTATGATGGTATTTTGCTTCTTACACCAATCAGGACAACAAACAGAATCCTGTTGTTTAATAAAAGACTTAGGGGTCTTTGTTTCAATACAATCTCCCCTAAGACCTGAATTAATAAAATTAGCTTTATCTAATAAAGTAGCCACTATTTTATAAATAAACTAAGTACTTCAAAAGCTGCTACAATAACTAAACCTCCACCAGCATACATAGATAAAGTTTTACCTATACTATGTATCTGATTCTTTAGATTAGAGACTTCGTGTTTTAAATCTTTAAGGTCTTGTCTCATACCATTATTACCATCTATACCTATTAATAAGTGTTCTAACTTATTAACTTTCTTTTCAATATCAGATACTTCTCTCTCTATTTCTTTTTCTATATTCCTATCCATTTGTGAACTATTCTACGGGTACATAAACTTTAGTAAATATCACACAACCTGTTTTAATATATTTAGTCCCTATATCATAGAGACCTGAAGCTAAGTTATCGAAGGTTCTATAATAAGCTCCTGGTATATCAGGAGGTAACCAGGTGTTACCTCCGTCAATACTAAAAAATGAAGATTGATTCGCTTCTGCTACTATCGTACCATCAGTAGATACATTAGTTGAAGCAGGTAATATTATCATACTATCCTATAATAATGTTAGTATCACAAGTAGGATCTGGATTAACACAACACTTAACTGTTTGAGGACTAGGGAAAGTTATAGTTGTAGTACCTGTGTAAGGAGTTAAATCAAATGTTCCGGTAGTAGTATTAGTACCATTGTAAGGACATACACTAAACGCTTGACCGCATTTACTTCCCATTTCAGCATTATCATCCGGAAATCTAATAATAACTTTATTCAAATTATGTATAGCATAAGGTCCAACAGAAGGTTGGGCTAAAGGATTACCTACTAAAGTATTATAGTAACTTACTATATACGCCGCTTGACTATAAGCGTCTGAATAAATAGCGGGATTAATAGGTACATAAACAAAATAATCTGTTATAGTAGCAGGTAAAGGACACGTAGTAAAGTCTATATTCTGTCCTGGAACAAGACTCATTATACCTGCTCCAAAAGCTATAATAAAAGGACTGTCTGCGGCAGAACCTCCGTCAAGTGTAAAACTAACTTCACCCCAACCAGGTATGCAATCATCGGGGGAACAAGTAAATTCTTTTAAATAACCATTAGGAGAACAACAAAGTCTAGTCCACGCTCCACCTTTCTCAGCAACTTCAGCCATAGTATAACCTAATAGTTGTCCAAAGTTATCATAAACCATTTCCTGTGTTATAGCACCTTTCTTTTGATTTAAAGGAAGATACATAAGTAAAGAAGAACAATTAGAAGGTTGAGCGTCACACCCTAATAAATAATTAGTTTGTATTTCACTACGTTCCATAGCTCTATTATACCAACGAAGATTGGTTATTTTAGAATTACCACCATTAGCCATAGTATAATAACGACCCCCTATTGTAATATCTCCTGTTAGATTATCTAAGTTACGAAGAATTAAACGTTTAGGTGAGTCTAATATACACTCATTTTGGTTATCTATATCAAATGTGTCAGTAGGATATAACGTATCTATAAGAACCCCGTTTAACCAAAATTCCACAGCGGCGTTAGCTTTAGCTTTATTAACAGCATTAGGCTGAGTATTGTCTATTTGATAAGATTGGGTAGGAACAGCGTTGTGTTCTAATATCTCTCTGACAACCCATACACAATGATTAGCTTCACTATTACTCATTTGTACTTGATCCGTACAAACAAAGAAAGTTCCATAAGTAGGAGGTCCAACTGTTTTCCAACTACCTACACCATCATAACTTGCCCCAAATCTCATATAGTACTTACCATTTTCATATCTAATTTTAAAAGCATGAGTTAGATAAGGGACAGCAGAAGTATCTTGTTCAGCAAGAGAAGTAGTAGGCAACATAGGACTATGCAACACCATCACATCTGTTTCAGCAGTTATATTACTTGTATAAAGAGGTTGTACCCATGCTTCTACACTATAAATAGCTTCCCCTACATTATATTGATTTATATGACTTACTTTAGCTAATTTAGCAGGACTACTTCTAGTGATACTAGCTTTGGGCTTAATAAGAAGAGCATTACCACAAGGTTCTTCTTCACAACTAAAATCACTTGTGTTTAATTTAGTTTCAGGGCAACATTGGATAGTCCAAGCTCCTCCGTTTATAGTAGTCTCAGCTGTTGTATAACCTAATAGTTCTCCAAAGTTTTGATTAACGAGTTCTGGTACTATATTAAGTTCGGGTTGATCTAAAGGAGCATATAATAGAAGATCATCACAAGATATAGGTTCACCATGACAACCTTTTAAATAATTAGTTTTAATCTCACTATTACCTAATTCACGAGCATACCAACGGAAGTTAGTTATTTGACCATTATCTAAACTATCCATTCTGGCGTATCTACTACCTACTACAACGTAGCCATTTAAAGCACTTATATCTTTTAATATAAGACGATCAGCAGATGTAAGTGTAACTTCATTAGGTCCAACAGAAGCTAAAGAATCAGGATGTATAGTATCTATTAATACTCCATTTAGATAGAAAGATATAGCTTTATTAAACTTAGTCTTATTAGAAAGAGCGGTAGTAGTATTATCTACTTGCCAATCTTCTGTAGGAGTAGCCGATTGTTCTATTATATCTCTAACTACAAATACAACGTGATTGGGTTTATCTGTAAAAGGAGTAACAGCATTAGTAGATAGTTTAAAGTTTCTATTTGCTCCAGAGAAGTTAGAAGTATTGTTTATAGCAAAGGATACAAAGAGAAACCAGAAACCACCTCCTTCTACTACTAATCGAAAGTTATGAAATAGAAATGGAGAAGGAGTAGTTACTTCTTCTAAAGCAGTAGTAGCAGGTCCATACGTACTTTGTAAAGTACATATCGTAACTGTTTGTTGAACAGGTAAATTGAAAAGTGGTTTAATCCAAGCCTCTATTGTATAAGATTGAGTACCTATTTCATATTCAGGTATGTGAGCAAACCTAACGTGTTTAGCTGGATTACTAGCACTTATACTTACTTTAGGTATAATATTAACCATATTACCACAAGGTTTACACTTGTTAGGATCAGGAGGTTCAGGACAAAGATTAGGTACTTCAAACGTAATAGTGCTGACGCACAGTCTTGTTCCAGCAATCTTATCAGAAGCTACTTCTAAAACATAATTACCTGGTAATAAACCATTATATGTTTTAGTCTTACCACCCATAACAACAGTGGTATTAGTGTTGCTCGGTATATCTGTTACACCACCAAACGACCAAGTGGGAACTGCTATACCAGGTCCACTTAATCTAAACTCATAAGGTCTAGCTGGTCCTGTTACTGTTATAGTAGCAGAACCATCTTGACAACTTGTACAACTAGCTGGGGTTATTATCATTGTTTGTAGAATCTTTGGATAAAGTAAAACCTAATGCTGTTAATACTGCGATAATTTCTTGATAAGGTAAGTTTACCTCAAATGCTTTACAAATAGCTATAATAGCTAAGAGTATTCCTGTTAGGGTTGTTTTCCAATTCTTTAATATAGTTTTCATCTTAAAATGTTTGGTAATTCGAGTTATAGGTTAAAGGTTGATTATAATACTTAGTTTCTAAATAGGGAATACCTAAATTCATAGAAGAGTCTTTTAAAGCTAAACCAACTGTTTCTGGTTTATTAGCATTTTTTAAATAAACTATACCTATATATTTAATACCTGTTTTAATGTATATAATCATAGAGTATAGTTGTGAATTATTAATAGTTATATTATAATTATCAATCTGTTTAGGATTAAATTTACTACTAAAGTTTCCATTAGATTTATAACTTTGTTTCTTGTCCTCTATAAATCTTTTAATTTCAGCTTTAATTAATAAATCAAAGTTCTCTTCTTTCTTTTCTTTATTTAAACTTTTTTTAAGGTCTTCTTCAAATATTCTTTTTTGTTCTTCACAAATTATACACTTACTCATGATATATCTATTATAACAGGTGGATATATTTTAAACTTATAAGTTATAGAACAGTTATTAGAATCAGTTACGACTAAATCATAATCACCTGCTTTTAAATCATCATATACAACTGCTAATGGACCTACTCCATCAGTATATTTATAATCAGGTAAGAACTCATCTGTCTTAGTTAAATATACACTATAAGGTCCTACACCTCCTGTGATACTATCTATACTTATAGAACCATCACAACACTCTAAACAAGTTATCTGAGTTAATAGTACGTCTGTTAAAGTAATCTTACTAGGTTGAGTTATAGTTAAGTTCTGAGTTCGAGTACAACCTAAACTATCTGTAACTTTAACTATATAAGAACCAGCACAAATATCTGTAAACTTAGTATATGAAGTACATTCTGATATATCACATATACTTGTTTTAACAAATGTACCTGCTGGATTAGAGCTAATAGTAAATACATAAGGTGGTAAACCTCCTGTAGCTAATACATCTATAGTTCCATTACAAGCTCCGTTACAAGTAACATTAGAATAACCCACTGTTAAATTAATAGAAGGAAGATCATCTACATTTATAGTTGAAGCTAAAGAACAACCATTATAATCGAATATGGTTAAAACATAATCATTTAAACTATCTCCAGGTATATTAGGGAAATAACCTGTATAGTTAGTCTTAGGTGGATATATAGGAGCTGCTGCTTTACTAAGTGTTATCTTATAAGGTCCTACTCCACCTATAGGGGTGATTTGTAAATTACTATTTAAACCACAATTAATCTTATCTATTGTATAAGTATAGTTAAGACTTTCAGGTTCTGTTATTTCAACAGTTGATTTAACATAACAAGTAGTTTTAGAAGAATCTGTTATTTCAATAATATATTTACCAGCAGGTAAATTATCCCAACAGTATTTACCATTCAAATTAACACTTATTCCTTCAGATACAACATTTATTACAACACCTGTAGGTGAGGTAGAAGGTGTAGCTAAATTAGTTATTCTAACACCTGTTGTTTCACTATATATATCTATTATAGTAGGCGTAGTAGGTACTGATAAATTATCAATACATATCTTACCATTATTAGCTCCATTACATAATACGTTATATATCATTTTAAATTTTAGCTATAATTGTAGGTTTAGTAATTGTAATGTCTAAATCATAGTAACAACAATTACAATCTCTAATTTTTAACTTGTAATCACCTGGTTTTAAGTTATTAATATAAATACTATTATCTATATCAGTAGGTGTCCAGGTATTAACTAAAGGAAGTAATTTATATTCATAAGCTCCTTTAGTTTTATTATTAATTACACTATTATCACAAACTTTACAGTCTTCATTACCACCACTAACTCTAACGTATAACTTACCAAATTGTTCCGTTGTTCCACAAGCTACACAACTAGGTTGAGTTATAGTCGTAGTAGCTACAATAGGTAGTGGATTAATAATAGTAGCACAACAATTAGTTGTACAACCTTTATCATCTATAATAGTTAAACAATAAGTTTCAGGTAATAAATCACAAATGTCTTTACTTGTACTATAAAGAACTTTATTAACATTCCATTCAAACGATAAAGGTTCATTAAGCCATTCAGGTATAGTAACCTCAATACAACCTCTTCCCCCGAAACAAGTTGGTTGCGTTACGACTAATCCACATGTAGGGAAGGACTCGTCTAAATTCAGTATTTGATAGTCCGTAGTACCACTATTATCGGTTGCCTCTACCATATACCTCTTTTTGCGTGGAGAAGCCACAGTAACGTTGTCTAAGCCTATTCCGGACGCTATCGGTTTCCAATCAGTTATGGTTTGGTTTTGTAGCGTAGTTCCACAACACCCCGCCTGACCGTTATACGTAGTCGCTACGCTTGGGTACGGCAAAAGGTAGGTGTTTGCTACCACAAAAGCAGTTACGCAGGTTAGAGAGGCGTTTATGGGGTCTGAGGGACTAAGGAAAACCTCAAGGTAGTTAGAACCAACGTTTATGATTCTACCGTAACCAGCTAATCCTGTAACACACCTATTTAGGTAATTAGCTAAACTATCTCCTGTTATACCTTGATTATCTAAGTAACCAAATATAGGAAGCTCAAAGGCATAGAAGAGAGGTATAACAGGAAAATCCCATCTAACCTTTTTCCAATAACCTGAAGGGAACGTACACTTATTAGAAGTGTATTGAGAGACAGTTCCTATACTTTCTTCAAACCAAGTAAAGTACCAATTAGCAGTAGGTACTGCTCCACCTACAGGATACTTTATTCTTAGTTCTATATTATTATTAGGGCAATCACCCCTTATTACTTCTATCATTAAAATAGTGTTTGTTTAACGTACAACCAAATTATAAACTCTTGTGATAGAGTAGCAGAATCTCTAACCGTAATCTTAACCCAACCATTACCTGAATTAACAGCTACGTTTACACAAAACTCTAAACTGTTAGGTTCAGTAATATCTAAAATTATAGGAGGTCTATCAGTATCAGTAGAAGTTGTAATATTATTTAAAGCTATAGGGAAACCATTAGTTAAATAAGGAGGAGGGTTAGTGTACTGTCTATAATCCTCATACTCAATTATATAATCTTCAACACCTCCTGTTATCTCTAACACATAACACTGAGTAGTACCTTCTGTTTGTCTAGTTACTATATTATCATTATTCCAATGTATAGCTGTATTAGCTGGTATTAGAAAACTAGCTGAATCAGGATGTCTCGGTACATCATTACCGTTATCATACCTTAATCTAGCAAATAGAGTACTAAACTCTCTTATATTAAATATATAAGTATATTCACATATTGAGTCCGGGTCTGGTTTAACAGTTAAAGTATATTGACCTGGTGTTAAATTACTATAAGTTCTTGTAGTTATAGTAGTACCAGCTTCATTTACACCTATTCCTTGAAATATAGTATAATAGGTTTTATTTAAACCTAAGAACTCAATTATAACTTGTCCATCATTATTAGCACTAGTGGGATCAACAGTTCTAAAGTTAAGTAGTGGTGCTATCTTAGAACACTCATTACTTAAATCTGGACAACACTTTTTTAAATCATACCTTTCCCAAATCATTTGCAAATTCTACAAGGGTGTTTAATAACAGTACAATTCCAAGTCCCTTTTCTGTTTTCTATAAAACCACACTTACTACACATTCTTAATAACTGAGAAAGTATAGTATTAGTATCTTTTATAAAACTAGTATATTTATCATCGAAATAAAAGAAATGACTCTCTAATCCATAATGAATAGTTATATTAATACCAAAGGCTACTAAATTCATTATAAACTGATTCATTTGATCCATTATCTCTCTTGCTCTTTCGTTATCACAAGGATTACACTCCTTACAGTTAATACTCATTAGAAGCTCTTTATAACACATTAATATATGACAAAACTCATATAATACAAATCTCTCAGTTCTAATGTTATTACCATCTAAGTCTCTAATAATATATTCTAATATATAAACTCCATCTGTTGGTAAATTGATTATGAAGTCTGATTTACCTGTATATTGAGTTTGAGTAATTAAATTAGTCTTATTATTATCAGTGTCAAATAGATTAATTTCTATAGTTAATCCATCGTATTCATAATTGTCTTTAAGTACAAATTTAGCACAATCTAATCTTTCTATATATAAGAAAGGACCTATTGTAACTTCTTGTTCGTATGTACAACAACCACAACAATTACAAACTCTTAGTGTAATGGTATGAGTACCAGGTTCAGTAAATTCCCATATAAGAGGAGTTAATTGATTATCTCCCATATGTACTTCACTAACTACTACACCATCTACATACCAAGTTATTCTTGCTTCACAAGGTATTTCTTCTATTGGAAAAGGTACTATCATATTAGCTTATAGTAACTAATTGTGAATAAACTAAATTACCATCATCGTCTATCTGTATAGTTTGAATTACTTCTACTCCTATAACTTCACCACAGTAAAATACTTCAAATCTAAAAGATATATTTTGTCTATTTTTTCCTTCACTATTAAATAAAAAGTATAAATCAAAATCTATATCTTGATTACCTACAGAAGGAACTATCTCAAAAGTATTAATATTAGAATCTGTTAAAGCTCCAAAGTAGAGAGGGGTATTATCATCTAATATATAATATGCTCTAAAAGGAGCAACTAAATTACTATTAAAATCATTAGGTATATAGTTGTAAGTAAAAGGAACTGATCTAATTACAATTCTATCGTCATTAGTACATAAACAAGGAACGTCTAATTCAAATTTTAAACCAACTTTATAAACTCTATCATATTGAGGGAATGATAGATCATCTACAACAAAACTATCTACAGGCATTGTATAAGGTTTATCATACATGAATATATCCTCTTTTATAAAAGTTAAAGAAGGTGGTATTAAACAAGGTTGTGGAGTAGTACCTATACAACAATCAGTTAAGTTAAACTTAACAATAGGAGTAAATGTTATGGGGGTATCTACTTCATAACAAGGACATTTATCACAACACTGATTCTCTATTACAAAAGAAACTTCAGGTAATCTTTTACCTAATTCAAATTCTTCACATACACTACACTCTTCTAATATCTCACCTGTTCCTGTATAAGTAGTATTACCGCAACAACCACTACTATTTATAACATCGTATAATCTAAGTGTTTGACAAACTAAATAATTACCAATTATACAATCACCGTAGTTAAAACAAGCATTATCTCCAAATAGAGTTACACTTTTATTCTCAGTCGTACTACCATAATAGAACGTATATGCTACATAGTTATAATTAAAAGAACTTGTACTAATCACACATATTATATTTGTACAAGGTTTTCTAATTAAATAAAAGCTACATACTATAGCGTCTTGTAAATAATTAGGATTACAAGTAATAGCACTTGTATCGTTAACAAATATATTTAAATCTGTATAATCTATTTGATTTCCATAAGGATCTGAATAGAAAGTGAATTGATTCTGATAAACTACATCTCCTAAACTATTCCTTACAACTAAATAAACTATTCTATTTGAATAATTAGGTATATTAGGTAATGTATATACACCTAATGCCATAGGACTTGAACTAATAAGAGTTGTTAAACCTTCGTCTTCATATAGTTCAACTATACCTGTAGCAAAACACCTATCTACTCCATTACTCCATTGATTATATACTATTCCTGTTATCATTCTTTTTATTAATAAAAAAGGGAAGGAGAATATCTCCTCCCCTAATGTAAGGAATACGGAAGTTAAATATTAAGTCGTTAATGCGAGATTCATATTAGATATGAAATCATTACCTGATCCAGCTATAGGTACTCCACCTCCTAATAAATTAGAATTAGTACCTTGAAAGAAACTTGTTTGAGTAGGAGATGCAGGATTAAAAGAAGGATTAACAAATTGATTAGGATTAGCTCCTATAATAGTATTAGTAGGACCACCAATTAAATCACCATTACCGTAGGCGAGAAGGCTAGTATTAGTTAAGTCTTGTACTAAATCCATATTAGCTTTTATAGCAGGTGATACAATGAGAGGGTTACTACTAAATAAATTCTGATACGTATATCTAGTAGGTATAACGTTAGATACTGCAAAAGGATCATTGATAGCAGTTAAAGCTGTAGTACCACCACCTATACTAAAACCTGTTCCTAAAGATGCTATAGGACCACCTGGAGTATTCCATTGCGCAGGAGTAGCATACATATTAGTTGGAAGTCCTCTAGCATCAATAGTGGACATATAAATAGTCAATTCTTTATGAGTATGCTTAGTACCATTCTCACCTGTTTGACGAATATGCTCTTCATATTCAATATGGACAGAAGAATAAAATCTATTCATATTAACTAAGAAGTTATCAGGAAGAGGATAGTGAATGTGAGAGCTTTGTCCTAATTGACCAGCTACTCTACGTTCATGCCAACGAACTTGTTCAGGATAACCAGAACCTGGATCTCCGTACAACCACTGTTTAAGTAAATAACTTCGATTAGCTGCATAAGAACCCGCTAATTCAGCAGGATCAAAAGCAGTTGCATAAATAGGATTCTGAAAACCACTAATTAAACTAACGTCAAATAGATTAACGTTAAATTCAGCATAGAAGTCAGTTTGGAATACAGGTTTAAATGCACCTACTAAATAGATAGCACTATAACCACTACTTGCTGATAATAAACGACTACTACGTGCATCAAAGTATAGACCATTAGGATAAGTACCACCACCTAATGCGATATCAGCATCTAGTATTTGTTCTAATAAGTCAAAGTGAGCTTTCTGTATATCTGCACCTGTAGCAGGTATATTAGTATTAGGAGTACCTAAAGAGTTAGTAGTTACTTGACCGCCTACATAAACTTGAGCAAATAAAGGTTGTTTATTCCACTCAGTATGGTTACGTCTAATATCAACACTTATAGCGGCACTCTGTCCTTTATAAGTTATAATTGGATTACCTACACCTGGTGTATTAAAAGCTAAATGAAATACACTAATCTGTGGTGTTTTAAGAGCTGGTCCTCTACCCCATATACGATTAATACGGTCATAGGCTATTTTATCACTCATACGAGAACCTAAAATAGGGTCGTATGTAGCAAAGCGTAAAGCACTAAAGTTAGGAAAATATCCTCTTTGATTAGGAAACGCAGGATTAGGATTAGGTAGAGTAGCGAGACCTGTAAATTCAAAAGCTCTACTTTTACTCCATTCCATTACAGCTAAATCTCGTTCTCCTGTATTATTACCTACATCACTAACGCCTGGTGTAAACTGAACAGGTGAGCGAAAGTGTGGGATAGCAGGGGGAATAGGGTTTAAAAAATCAGTTTGCATACCCAAATTACTACCTACTAAGAAAGCACCTGCTGCATTTCTTTGTCCGAATCTATCTACTACTAATACTTGTTCAACATTATGTCTTGCCATTGTTATTCTTGATTACTTATTTGTTGTGTAAAACTTTGTGTTCTTGGGTGTTCTATTGTTTCTAAACAAGCCTGTACGGCTAAATCTATAATCTCTTGATGTGTTTCTGGATTAAACCAAAACTCTATATCAAACCAACTACCAACACCACCTGTGTTATTACCAGGTCCAAATGTGTTGTGTGTAGCTATAGGTGTGATAGTTGGATTAGCTGCTATATGAGCTTGGTTATAAGGAGTAATACTCCTTAGTCTTCTAAACTGTGCTAAATAGGTTAATAAGTATTCCTGGGGTTCTACGTCTTTATCATAGAATAACTCAATAACATTATTATTATTATCTGTTGTATCATTAGAGTGCATTACTCTAAATACTCTTTCTCCTTTAGGTCTATTAAAAGGATCACTAATTCTATAACTTATTTCATCGTGTCTTCCCTGTACAGCTAATACTGTAACAGTTCTACACTTAGTTCTTAATCTAACTCTTTCTGTTATACTAAACCAATAATCAGTTGGTATGTTATATGTAACAGTAGGATACTCTTCTGTACTATATACACCACTAGTAGATATATTCAATGAAGCAGTCCTTACTAGATTACTTAAATCATCTGTTCTCTTTTGTATTTCTTCAAAACCAAATCCTTTACTATTATTACTACCATAGCGTTGTTTAACAAAACGTTCACAAGCTAAGTTAAAGAACCTATCTTTTTGTTCAATAGGTATTTCAGGATAAGCACCAGAACTAAGTTTATCTACTAAGTCCTCAAATATTGAATACATAGTGTATATGGTCATAACTATTCAGTTTTAATTTTGTCTTCTAATTCCTGTTCAGCTTGGAATTTAACTTGTTGATTAGCGGGAGTACTAAGATACTTAATAACATCTTTTTCTGCTAAACCTAAATTAATATTTCTGAAATAATAAGCTCCTCCTCTATTGGTTATAACTCTATATGATACACAAAGATTAAGAAATAATCTATCTCTTGTATCACTCTTAACTGTCATGGAACCATCTGGTAAAGTTTCAAAGTAACTTAGAAATTTATCTAATTCCTTCTCGTCTTTCTCTATAGCTTGAATTATATTAGCTTCTGCTATTTCAGCTGTAGTAGTTCTTATATTACTCTTATACATAGTAGAAAATACTATAATATCAGAGATACTCATTTGACGAAGTTTGGTAAGAGCCATGTAGAGCTTAGTACTTCTATTAGTGGACTTCTTAGCTTCCTCTCTAACATCTTTAATATAAAATCTTTTACTATCAAGTGCTTCACCACCTATTTCTCCAAATATACCATGTGTAGGGTGTTGTAGTATTCTATAAGTAAAGAGATCTAATTCTTGGTCTAAATCTAAAGTTAGACCTGTATCTTTAATTATAACTTTGAAATCCTTTAACCACTCTTCATTAAGTTCTTCCCGTCTTAATCTATCATTATAAATATATATAGGGAGTTCTTTATAAGCACGTAATTCTTCTTCTGTATGATTTAAAGCCCACTTACCAGATTTAGCATTACGTGCTATAGTGATATATTTAATACAACCTGGTAGCATAGGTCTATGTCCATTAAGAGCCTTACCAAAAGGAAGTATATATTTCTTATTAGGTATTGCGTTAGCAGGTTTAACATCAAAGTTTAAAATAGAGGAGTCTTTTTTAATCTCCTCTTTTACTTTCTTTTCTTTTTCTAAAGTCTCAGCCATTAAAACGTTCTTTTAATTGTAATTTTACCACAAGATAGTGGATTAAGAATAATAACACCTGTTTCAGATAAACAATAAGTCATGAAACCATCATAACCGTTGGAACGAAGAGATTTACTAACTAAACCTTGTTGCTCTTTAGCATCAGGTATAGAACCAAAGTCTGGAGTAGTAGAACCAGCTGTAAACCAGCTCATTAAACGACGATTCTCCCCACCTGCCCCTTTAGCAATTAACTGAACATTAGGTTCACTACCGTAATCAGACATATCAATAAAATACATCTCAAAGGATTTAGTAGTAAGTCCTGTAGCAGGATCTATATCTGTCCAAATAGTACGGTCGTCAAAGAACGGGTGATGAATTACTGTAAATTCAGTACCCATTATACCACGATACTTAGTAAAGTTAGCACCGTATCCAAGTTTGTTACCTTCTAATTTCTCAATGAAAGTGTTGTTCTCTTGTACAAAGCCTCCTAAACCACCTAACGCACGCTTCATACCTCTGTCAAAACTTAACATACCACCAGCTCCTGTAAACACCATTAACTTAGTGTTAGAAGCGTCAGAGGAGGCTTGATTAATAGTTAAGAGCATTGTATTCAATACATCTTCAGTAAGCTCATTAACTACAAAGTGATTAGCTCCACTAATTTGTTCTTCAATACCAGAACCTGTTCTTACAACACGTCCGTTAGAACCAAACATTTGAATCTGACCTGTAATAGGGTGTACGTTAGTACGAGAGGTCCAAATCATAGCTTCTTGGTTTCTATTCCACAATAAGAGTTGCTCATATTGTTTCTTATATAACCAAAGTTTCTCTTGTTTCTGATTACCTACTGCAAAGTTAAATACAGTTAAATCTGTTTTAGCTCCACCTGTCATACCCCAAGCTAAACGCTGAATGTTCATAGTATTACGGAAAGCCATAGGAGTTCCTTCTTTACTACCACCACCTTCAGAACCTTCTTCAAAAGCAGTGAAACACATAGCTAATACTTTACCTGCTTCAATATCAGAAGGATTTACAAACTCATCTGGACTATTAGTAATTAAGTCAAACGTATGACACCAGCTCATACCAGATTGATAAGGTTCTTCTCGTAAACGAAGTAGTTTTTGTTGTTGTGTAATTACAACATCACCAACTGTAAAGTACTTCTCTTCTAATGGAATAACAATAGGTGTATAGTTAATACCTGGAGTATCTAATGAACTAAAGTTAGCATCAGAACTAATAGGTATAGACTTTAACCAGGGACCCATAACGTGCCATTCAATAGTATGATTACCAACAGTACGATAAGAAGAACCTTCTTTAGGACTCTTACCTGTAGCAACCTTACTAGTTAATGATTGAATAATACCATAGTTGTCTTTATTACTCTTTCGATTAATATCTCCAAAAGCATATATAAGTTGGTCAATAACTTCTGGAGTAGTAGCCATAGCCGAAGCTAATTGATTCTGGTCTGTAAATGTACCGTCTCTTTGTTGTCCGTGTAAGAACTGAGTAACGGGAGTACCTGTTGCCATCTTTTAAATTATTTATTTGTTATTAAATTTGAATTGCTTTAAAACCTGTTTGTTTGTTTCCCCCTCCTTGTTTTTTATTTAATAAAGAAGAAATCTTATCAACTGCTTCGTTATTAATAACTTTAGGAAGTTCTCCTTTATGCGCTCCTTTATAAGCTAACATAGCTAATTTAACCTCGACTGCGGGGTCGCTATATATTTCTCGTTGATATTGAGTATAACCATCGCTTTGAACCTCCGTGAAGTATTTAACAAAACCCTTTCTGTCTTTCTGAGTAAGTTGTATCCCAAGCTCTCTATTAGTGTCGAGAGAGTGTACGTAATTATTAACATTATTAACGAAAGTTCTATATTCTCGTTCTTCCTCTAGACGTTGATGATATAATTGTTCTTCTAATTCTTTCTTCTTTTCTTGTTTTAATTCCTCTAAAGCAGGGGCAATCTCTTCAAATATCTCATCTAATTCTTCCTGTGTTTCAATTTTAGCCACCTCTCTTCTAATCTTCTCATCAGACCAACGAGTAGTCTCTTTATAAAACATATAAAGAGTATCAAGACTATACTCACTATTAAAATCAAATTCTTTTTCTACCCTAGCATAATGATCAATCCAATCACGAGGATCTCCTCCTTTAGCTATATACTCATTAAACTCTTCAACTATAGGATCAGAATAATCTGGTTTAAGTTCAGATAATATATTTAATAATCCTTTAACCCCTCCGTCTTCATCATTAAATATAGCCTCTGCGTTTTCATCCCAATCAATACCTTGAGTCTTTAATACTTCAATAGCTAATAACTTATGTATATCTTCATCTGAATCTTCATAAATACTTACTTGTTCAGGTTCGTATCCTTCTTCCCCCTCATAGTCTCCAACAGGCTCATCGTACTGTGGTTCAGGTTCTGGCTCAGGTACGTATTGAGGAGTATTATTAAAGACCTCTGCTTCTGGGCTAACTCCTTCTATAGGGTCCGCTCCTCCTTCTGGAATACTTAATGCTTTAAATGCCATATCTATTTTTTTATTTTTTCTTTTTCAATGTTAATTTTGCTTTCTCTTTATGTATAGCTAATTTCTGTTTATCAGTATTAACTTTATCCTTATTAGACTTAGCTTGTAGATTAAACTTCTTCTCTTCTAACTTAGACTTAATTTCATCTAACTTAACTTGTTTACCCATCTTCTTCATCTCCATTTCTTGTTTAGTAATATCATTCTTACTAATTTGGAGATCTACCTTACCTTGTTCTCTCTTAACTTCTACTTCCTTTTTCTTAGTCTCAGAATCTTGTTTTTTAACATCAACCTCTTGTTGTTTAATAGCAAGCTCCTTGTTTTTAATCTCTCTTTGTAAAGCTATCTTATCTCTCTCAACAGCATCTATTATACCATTCTCATTAACATCAACATTAATATCATCTCCAAAAGCCATAACCTTAGACTCAGCATTAATCTCAGCAACCTTAATAGCAGTTTCAGATTTAAGTTGTTCAATCTGCATCTTACTATCAGTCTCTATTTGCATCTTCTGTTGTTCAAACTGAAGTTGTTGTTGTTGTTGTTGTTGTGCTTGTTCTCCTTGTTGTGCTTGTTGAGCTTGTTGTTTTTGCATATTATGTTCTTCAGCATCAGATAACAAGTTCTTAATTTTACTAATAGATTTAGTACCTATAGTTTCAACAAAGTCCTTTAGAGTAATCTGTTGTTGTTGTAGAGCCATAGCAGCAGCTTCCTGTAAACTTTGTAGTATCTTAGCGTCTTCTCCAGAGTTACTAATAATTATACCAAGTTCAGAGTTCTTAAAGTCATTATCATTAAGTTCTATTAACTTACGACCTAAATCGTCCATTATATATTGAACCTTAATACCGTCTTTCCAAGCTATCTTAGCCATATCTAACATTCTCTCAACTACCCTTCTCTTACATTCATTATGAATATAGAAGAGAGACTCAGTGATAGAGTTAGATTGAGTAACACTTCTCTCTACACCACCGTAGGTTTCGTTTTGGTGTACTTGTCCTTCTCGTTGGGGACTAATACCACAGACCTGACCCATAGATTGTTCTATAAATTGAAGTTGCATAATATAACCTTGTATAGCATCACCCATAGTTCTATCAATAGTCTGAAATTGATTAAAGGTAGAACGTTGATTAGTATTCTCATCTTGTTCTAAACTATTAATAAATGCTATGTTATAAGTATCTAACATGTGCATAAATCTCTCAATAGTTTGACCTTGAGATTTAGGTATCTGTGCTATATCCATTACAAAACCTTTACCCTTAGCAGCTGCCATTAGTTTCTTAATTTGAAACCATATAACATTATAAAGGTACTGATAAGGTTTTAACTTATCTACAAGAGAAAAAGAAGAACGAGTACCAACGTAATAAGAGGTAGATTTACTTAATGAAGTTATAGTATCGTATTGATTAGGTACAGGTTGAACTTTAATAAATACTTCAGGTCCAATCCTAATACCCTTCCAACGTTCATTAACCCAAGTCCACTCTATAGTTTCTTTTATATTAGGGTCTTGTTTATACTTCTTTTTAAAATCATAATCAACTATATCTTTATCAATTTCTTCACCTGTAGTTTTGTCTATAGCTATATATACACCAACCTTTTTAAGCGATACCCACTCAAAGTGAGAAACCCTTATAAAATTAGCATTATATTGATTAACAATAGGATCTATAAAGTGATAGTAATCATTAAACCCTGTAGCAGTAGTTAAGAAACCTTTGTTACGTTCTATACTATCTATATCCTCTTCTGTTAGTTCTTCATGATATCTATTAAGAACTTCAGCTACTGATATAAACTCACTCTCTCTAACCCAATTACAATTCTCTATAAAGTCAGATTGACCACTAGAATCACAATCAAAATGTAGAGGATTAATTAACCTAACACTAGGAGAACCATTAATAATATCTACGTGATATATCTCAGAACCTGTACAAAGAAACTTAATAAAGTTCTTATTAAACTTCAATTTAAGTAAATCTACATCTGCTAAATATCTAAGTATATCACTAAGTTTCTCTTCTAATAAGTCAGTATATTGATAGGTTAAATACTTATTAATCTCTTGAATACTACTCAGTTTCTTACCCTTCTCGTCTTCAGCCATAGGAGGTCCTCCCTTCATAGTTTGTTCTAAAGACTCTTGATTAACAGCAGCAGTAAACTCATTAATAAGTACATCTAATACTAATTTATTTCTAAGTTCTTGGGTTCTATTAAAACCATCAGAACTTTTATCTACAACCATGAAGTTAAAAGGTCTAGATATCTCCTCTCCTTTTAATACTTCAATCTTAGGATTAATTACAGGGTAATGAGATAGAGTAGCTGGAAACTTATAATCAAAACTTTCACCGTAGGGGAACATTATCTCCTTAAAGTCATCAGTGTTAAATACTCCGTGTTCTACTAAATCTATATTAATTTGCATATTCCTTTTATTATTCAAAGGAGTATTAGAATTAACAACATTACTATAAATTAATCTATCTAAACCTAACATTATAGATATAGCCCAATCCTCTATTGAACCATACTCTTTAATCTTCTGGTCAGGTGTTAGCTTTCTAAAAGCAAGACCTGCATTAGTTAGACCATTGTCTGTATAAGCGTAAACCATTAATAAAATCTAGTTTCTTCTTCTTTAATTCTTTTAGTAGTATGACCAAGATGTTCAAATATATTTTGAAACATATTAGTCTTTTTAGTCTCTTTAACTTTAACTTGATGATATTCATCCTCCTGTATAAGACAAAGTCCAAATGCAATAACTCTATCAAAGTTATTATCTGGACTATAGTTTATAAGTTCTTTTAATAGATTAACAGAATATATCTTCTCTACATTATACTCTCCTTCTTCAAACTCAGTTAATAGATAACTCTTAATCCTTTCTATTAAATATATCTTAATAGGTTGAGAAACGTTTATACCATAATTCCTCTTAACTATACTATCCTTAACTAAATCTTTAACTATATCAGGTTGTTCTGCTAATAACCTTAGACAACCTCTCATCTCAAAGTATTGCTTCATACCTGGTACGTTGTTTTCATACAAGCAATTAGCATTATAGTAAGTTAATAGCTTTCTACAATTTTCATAGAAGTCCTCTGACTTCATAGGTCTTCCTGTATATTCAGCTACTATAATATTACTAGTTTCATTAGCATTAATAAATCTTTTATATATAAATATAGAACCTAATGAAGGACTAGTATCAGCTTGATCTTGTGTATAAGGATCACAACCTGCTATATAAAGATTAGAAGGTGTTACGTCTTGGTTATTCTTATAGGGAAACTCATATATAGTTATACAACCCTCTTTATTACCTGTGTTTTTAGTTGGGTAAGAAACCTCCTTTAGCTCAGGGTTGGCTTCAAAAGCAACTGTTTTTTCTAACCAAATCAGCTCACCTCGTATTCCTATGTTTGATAGCTTACTATCGCTATAAATTCTCTCAACCCTAGATTGTAACAGTGCTACGGGAAAAATGTTACTAGAGCCGATTATGAAAGCCTCATCGATACTGAACGGATAATACTGTGTTTCTTTGAGAAGGCTATCGAGGTCGCGTCCTTTCGTTAAACGCTCCCTACGCTTCATTAGCGCGTCTTTAGCGTCCTCAACCTTAGTAAACCCGTTTGCGTCTTTATGGTCGTTTAGAACCATAAATCCGGGTAAGAAGAAGCCCGTCTTAGCTTCACCAGAGCGGTTAAAACGATAGGGAAACGGTGGAATGTAGTAAGAGGTCAGTCTATCAGAAACATCGTCTCTAAACGCCAGCAAATCGTATGTATCGGGGTCTTCAAACATTTTCTGTGCGTCTATACTACCCTTTTCCATATCCCCGCCTGTTCCAGCTAACAAACTCCAACCGTAGGAGTAAGTACCGTCTTTCCAACAAGGGATTGAAGAGTTATAAGCCTCTATTAAATTATCAAACATACCAACTTCCTCAAAGTAAAAGAAATTACAACTCTTACCATTAGCAGCTGTATGTTTAGTTCTAAAGTTTACATTAAATATAGCTCTACCTAAACCTTTATTAATCCAATTACCTGACTCGTCTTTAACCTTCCAACCACTCAATAACTCATCTCTATAATTGTCTTTAATGAGAGGAATAGAAAATTCAGTATTCTTTAAATTATCGAGATGTATGTAGGCTTTATTAGCACAGTCATCAGACTTAGTTGTATCAAAAGCACCTATAATAGACTTACCATTCTGATTAAATGTAAACTCATAAGCTGATAGAAAAGAACCTACATAAGATTTCCCTCCACGTCTGCCACTAATCCACATTAAGTTCTTTTGTCTAATTAGAGCTTCTTCTATATAACCAAATACTAACCATTCTACATCTCTAAGTGAAGGAGGTCCAACTGTCTTTTTCTTACTCTTATCGTCTAATAACTCAATACAACCAAAGTTAATATAAGCGTATAGTCTTCCACTCATCTTCTTACCACCAATAGTAATACCATTAAGGCAATAGGATAACTGTTCTTCCCATATCTCTTTATATTCATATGATTGCTTATTAAGGTTATTAAAATCCCCTCTATTTAAAGCTATACCGAATCTTCTAAACTCCTCATTATTAATTGTCATAAACTTCTTATAATCTTATTTAACTCTGCTTCAGTTTTATGTAAAAACTCTCTTAATTCCTTTTTGTCTTTAAACCTATATACTACGTTCTCAACAGTTAAAGCAAATTGATAATCGGCAAATGTTGAGTCAGGATAAGGATACTGTTCATCTAAGTTATATAAAGATATACGTGCTTTATGATTACTTCCTTCCATCATCTCAATAACCTATTTAATATATAACCTGTTTCTTTAATGATTTGCTCTTCAGTCTCACATTCAATTAGTTGATTCATAGTATGAGTATGTCTATTATCTAAACTAATATAAACTTTACCTGTTTCTGTAACTTCAAACTGAGATAGAAAGTTCACACCTGTTATTTGAAATACTATACTCTGTTCATCATCTACAAATAAATAGTCTTTTATAAATTTCTTATTATAAGTTTCTCTTTCTCTAATTAAAGTATTAACTAATAAATAAGATTCAATTTGTTTAGAAGGTAAGCTATAATTAACTAATTTGTTTACCTCCCTGATAATTGAGCTATCGTTCTGCATTCTTCATTATGATCATCTATGTATTGTTTATAGATCTTATCAAATTCTTCAAATGGAATATCAAAGAACGTAACAGAACTTTCTCCATCATCATTGAAAAACTTAATACTTGTAAGTTGTCTAGATGAAAGTTTATTTAGAAACTCTTGTAAAGTAATTTTAACATCTTGATTAATTAATGATTCATACATTAAATAAAGATTACTTTCTCTATAAATTTCTACTTCATCTAAATTAACACCTGTTTTAAATTTAAATTCTTCAAGTTCTTTAGTAGCAGAACTCATTAGAAGAATGAATGCTTTAAGAGTTATATTTCTTTTCATTTGCTTATTATATAGATTAATATAAGTGAGAAAAATAGAATAGATATTAAGACTAAAATAGTGTCATCTCCTTTTTCTAAATACTTATTAATAGTTCTTTGTTCTTTAACTATTAAAGTATCTTTTTTAGACTCACAAGAAGCTATTAATCTACCAAATGAATCTCTTATTAACTTAATCTCTAACTTACCTGTACTATCACTAACATAGTATTCCTTAATTAAAGTATCCCTTAAATTAATAGTATCTCTTACTATTATAGAAGGAAGGTATATAGTAGTATCTCTTGTAATAGTTTCTGTCTTCTCTACTAATTGTATTTGTTTAGCTGTAGAACAAGAAAGAAAGAAACAAAAGAGTATTAAAAAAAGAAAACTAAATGAGTATTTCATTTGACCTCGTGTGTTATTACTTTATTCCATTTATCTAATGGACAATGGTCATTAGGCACTCGTGTTTTTAATTCTAATTGACAACCACAACCAGATATAGTTTTATCTCCTTCTGTAACTTGTTTTTTAGAATCACAATAAGAGGAAAACATTCCATTTGTGTGTCTGCTTGTATATAGAGGACAAGTTTTACATATATTAAAACGTTCTTTAGATAATTCTTCTATATCTTCTTTTCGATATATATAATTACCAACTCCTTCTAATACAGCTTTAAGTATTTTAAATTGTTTATTCATCTTCTTCTTTAAATCCAAATTTATAACCTTTAAATCTAGTACCGTTTTGGTTTAAATGTATTTGTATATTAGGGTGGGAATCTACAATCTTAGCAATATCTAATTTGTTACCTTCTAATTTTGTATTAACTCCTCCTTCTTCTTCAAACTTCCTTTGTTTTTCTTTATCATAAGGGTGTTTAACAAACTCTTCTCCTCTATAATGAACAAGAGTTGTATAACGTGGTTTAAATTGACCTATCTCAGGTATATCTATATGATTTAGATCAAAAGCTCTAATACGATTAGCTACAAATTCATACTGTCTTTTAACAATTTCTTCTATAGCTTCAATATCTACATTGAACTCATTAGATAGAGATTCAATTATCTTTTTATTTCCTTTTTCTCTTTTAATATACATAAGAAGAAGAGTCCTAAGAAGCCAGGGTTTACAATATTATACTAATCTAAGTTCAATTAAACTAAAATTAAATTAAATAAGAAGAACTATCTAATCTATTTTCTAAATTAAAACCTTCTTTAACCTCTATTCCTATTATCTTACTCTTAGGTACAAACCTCTTTTTAGTCTTACCCTTCTCTTGATACTCAAACTCAAGGAAACCTGTATCAGTCTCTCCAATAAAGGTTATTTCAACCTCATTAACTACAAATTTACTTCCTATTCTCATAACTTTAAATCTCCTCTAGCTAATAATCCTAATACAACACCCCCTTTTATATGAGCCTCTTGTTTATTAACAGCGGCTTCTATTTCTCCTTTTTGACTTAATATCTTAACGCTATTTAATAACATTTTGTCTATTAAATCAAAGTTATTTAAGTTATATTCAGTACTCTCTAAGAACTTAGTTCTCTTATCTACTGCATCTTTCCATACCTCTAAATACCTTCTTTCACTTGTTTTTTCTAAATCAAGGTATAAAGTAATAATTGGTTCTAATAGTTCCTTATTTAAACTAAAAAAAGAAGGTTCTTGTAAGAACTCTTCTTCTACTATCTTTATTCTCTGTTCTAATGGTAAATGAGCATACCTAGAATAATAATCATAAACTAAATATATAGCCCATATATATTTACTACTCTCCTCTTTTCCTTCACTATTATCAGAGTCATAAATATATTTAAATGTTTTAAGAGTTAATAAATATGGATTTTCTTTCCATATATTATTATTAACTAATTCTTTATCAATTATTAAACTTTTCATATTAATTCCTTTCTCTTTTATCCTTTTCTCTATATTCTCTTCTTTTTAAAAACCTCTTCTCTTCCTCTTCTTCTTCTCTTCGCCCTTACTTAACTAAATCTAATATTAGACTAATACTCTGTTAGACTAGTATAATATAATAGAGTAGAGTATTATATATTATATATATATCTTAAGACAATTTTTAAAATTTTAAAGTTCCTTTAAGATTGTTTATTTTAGTTTAATATAGGGGATTTTGGAAATTTTTTTTAAAATTTTAAAAATTCTAGATGTAAGTTATAGGGGAAGGTATATACCAGCAACTCCCCCTACCCCTTATCGACTATCAACTTCGATTTCACCTATAGTTTGAATATCTTTTCTAAATTCCATAGGGGATTAATTATTATACTCTATATTACTCTATACTAAACTATATATAATCTACCCACCTAACCTAAGACCAAGCAAAGTAAACGAAGTTAGTAAGTAAGTAAACTAATCTAACCTAACCTAAACCTATATAAGATAAGATATTTTTAATTTCGTTTCCTTCTCATTGTGTACTATTCAATACACACATGAAGACGTGGAAAAAAACATGACGTATGAGCAAATGATTAGCGAGTCTATTAAGCTCGAAAATATCATATTAGCCGAACACGCTAAATGGTTAAAGGGTGAAGACAATACTTATTGTACACCTACCATGAAAGCTGTTATGAATATGCTCGCTCATCTACGAAAAGAAATGTATAATTATTACAACTCTACTCGTTAGTTATAGGGGAAGTAATTCCCCTTTTATTAATTAGTTTTAATTTCGTTCTCTTTACTTTGTGTACTATTCAATACACACCATAATCATGAAGACTTTAAATATCTTAACCCGTGAACAGTTTAACGTTCTATACGCGATGGTAAACCTCGTGTTTAATTCACCTGTTGGTAAATTAACCGACCCTGCTGACCGTCCTGATGGTTATACGGTATGTAACGGGGATATAGCGTTTGCTTTGAAAATCGTTGGTTTAAACGCTGAATTGTCGGATATATTCGCCGCTCAAAAGCTCGATAATTCCTTTGAATTGTTCAAACCAGCGTCGGGTGATAAAAAGCAATTTGTTTGTTTCAAATACGAAACGTATTGTGAACGTGTTAATGGATATAACGCTCGTATTGCTAATCGTTCTGACAAACTCATATCCGGCAATCCGTTTGATGGTTTGTTATAGAAAACAGGGGGACTTTTCCCCCTTTTCTTTTTTAACCTTAAAGAGCTTTTCTTACTCCCTTAGTTATTATATCGTTAGTAAGATAGTTTTAATTTCGTTTTCTTTTCGTCGCTGGGTTTGTTACGGGGTCTTCGCCTTTCTAACCTTGTGTTTGTTTAGTTTTAATTTCGTTTTCTTTACTCGGTGTCGCTTCGCTTCGCTCAGCGAGTGCGACACACAAGAAACCAGCAATAAGAATAAACGCTGGTAATAAAGATAAGAATAAGATGAAAATACATTTAGATATAACTCCTCTAATTGAGCTATTAAAGTTCTTAGAGGGTACAATGATATTAGTTATAGCTTTGTATATAACTATTATAGTATGGGATAGGTATGAATATAAGTTTATAGAATATATTCATCGTATAGGAGATAGAATTAATGCAGGGAATAGAGTTATAAAGAAATTAATAAACTTATCCCCTCTCCTCCTATTACTCCTGCTAAACCTCTTATTAACCCAAATAAGCCATACTATACAAACTACCAATATTAAAATCACCAAAAATGGAAGGTAGTACAATAATTGATAACTTCATAGAAGAAGCTATGAAAGACGAATTAGCCGAATGGGTAACAAGCAATGATGAAATAGAGTTAGAACAAGACGAATTTGAAGAACTCTATAAAATAGAACGCCTAATAAAAGCTGAAGAAATCATTGAATTTGGACGAATAGTAAGTAAGTTTCTATAAACTTTAATTCTTATTAAAATGAAGAACCAGGAACTAAAGAGAAATATCAGAAGACTCAATAACATTAGCTACAATATAAAAATAGCTTATGATAGAATTAAAGAGTGGAATGATAAGTTAGTTAAACTTACAAAAGAACAAAGCAAATTAAAAAAAGAAATGGAAGAAAAAGCAAAAGAATACATACTCAATTTATATAATAGAGCAAAAGAGTTCTTAAACAATATAATACTCGAAATATACAACAAAGATGTATTAGATTGCTTTAAAGAACTAACAGATTGTTTAGACATATATTTACCTTCTATTGAAAAAGAAGATTATGCTACAATGTTACAACTAAAACAATATGAAACATTTGTACCAGATAGTCAAGCAGAAGGTAGATTAATAATTATGCTAAGAAATATTAGTATAAATATGTTAAACGGAACTAAGTTCAATGGTGCTGGAATAGAAAACAGAAATCTTTGGATTAAAACAGAAGACGGGTATGTATTAACCTTTAATTTACTCTTCAATATAGAGTAAATTTAGTTGTAACCCCATTAGCTTAATGGATAAAGCAAGAGATTTCTAATCTCTATATACAGGTTCGATTCCTGTATGGGGTACTATAAGTACAACGATTTATTTTAAAACAAATTTCAATATGGAAGATATAATATACTACGTACCTATATATGCTTACAATAACTTAAAAAAGTTAATGGAAGAGCATCAACCTAATAACAAAGAAAACTTTATACTTTATCATTTAGCTGACGAAGTAATAAAGAAAATAGAAGAATCAAAAAATGACATTACGGGAAATAATTCTTTCGGATTCTTCACTCACATAGCATTATTTCATGGGGAAAGTACATCCTATGAATATAAAATAATGTTCATGTTATATGAAAACGGAACATTAAGTGGTAAAAACATAAGAACTTGGTTATCACCAGAAGAAGCACTTAAACTAAACTTCACATAAAATAAAATCATGGCAAGAAAAAAGAAAGCCGTAGAACCACCATGAACCACAACGCCCCTGTTATCGTACCTTCACAGAACTATTTGAAAGATACTGTGAAGATAGAAACAAAAAAAGAAGTTAAATTACTAATAAATTATGTAAAAACTTCTATTTGATTCTTAAATACCACATTAGTTTAAAACGGTAAAACCTAATGAAACAAGTTCGAGTCTTGTATGTGGTACTAATTCATTTAACAACCATTTAATTATATTAACCATGTCTCAAGTTAGCAAAATCAATGTTCGCGTATTAGGTTTCTGTACTGAAGAAAGCATTGAAGGTAAACCAATGACCTTTGAATTAAACGAAGCAAAAGCTATCGTTAAACGAGGTATTAGTTCTGAAACAGGTAAACCATATATGTATGTTATTTCTAAAGTAACACCAATAGAACCTAATATTGAACAATTACTAATTAAAGGTTATAGCGTAGTAGGCTCTGCCTTCGTTAGTAAAAAAGAAAAAGCTACATTTGACCTCTCCTTCTTAGGTAACGTTGAAGATGTTAAAAGTGAAGAATTTAATAACAACTTCCTAACTAACCTATTTCTAACCGACGGTGGTGTTATACAAAACTACAAAAACGGTATAGCTCAAGTAGATTTAGCTCAAATGGTACGTAGCTTAGCCTTAAAGTGTTTAGACCCTAAAACAAGCGAAGCAAAAGCTCTGTTAAAAACACTCAAAGTTGAGTACAACAAAGCTAAAGGACGCGACGAGCTAAAAAGCACCGACGTAGAGCTTGCAAACAAGTTCTTCCCAGCTCTTGTAAAATATGTAATGCAATTACATCAGTCGGTTACAAACGAAACGCCAAGCCGTATCTAACACACAAATAACGAAAGGAGGGAAATCCCCTCCTTTCTTATTTTATAAAACCATGATAGATACAAAGTTTGAATTAGACCAATTAGTTATAGTTAAACTACCTGCTAAAAAACTAAACGGAGAAGTAGTTATACCTGAACTAAATACAACAGGTAAAATCATACAAATCGTTATAAACGAATTAGGTATAACTTATTGGATATGGACAAAAGATAATTCAAAACTTATACTAAATGAAGATGAGTTATTAAAATCAAATCCAATAGAATGCTAACCTTAGTTATATTTCTCTTAATATTCTCAATAGGTACAGATATACTTTATTCCATAATAAACAAAAAGAAATGACACAGACTCAAGCCAAAACAAAACAAAAACAAATAACTAACGTAGATAATACATTAGTTCTTCTTATAAAAAACAATCCTTCTCAAATTGATACAAAAGGGAAAGAATGGTTATACGCTAAAGTTATATTAGAATTTGACTTCCCTATAACACACTTAGAACTAATTAGTACAAAGTGTAATCTACCATTAGCTACAATTCCTTATAACAAAGACGCTAATGAGTTCTTCCTTAAACTAAATTCAGAAGAAGAATTAGTTGAATGTATCAAATACGACATTAGAGTTATCCTAACACTCCAGAGGCAATTACGCTATACTAAATTAAGTAATAACAAAAGTCTTAGAATCATAAACAATAAACTTAATTTACTTATAGAGGAATTAACAAGAAAAGCGTTAATAGATAACGACAAAGGTTTTAATGATACAATCGTTATAGAAGAAACTAATGAATCAACAGATAATTTTATTATACAAGGTAACTCCTTTATAAATAAAATTAAAGATACATTAGTACAAAACAAACCACTAATCGACGTAATATACGACTTAAAAGATTTAGGTATTCAAAGATTCTATCAGTTATGGTAAAGCCAAATGTAGATTGGGTTAATATGAAAAAGGTTTATTATAATAAAATAGCCTATAATAACCCTTTAACTATACAAGTTATAACTAACTCTTTAGGTGTTAGTTATATACAAAAGTTCAGAACACAGGAAGGCATAATGATAAACTGTAAAGAAAATTATGAACCTTATATAGATAAGTCTCTATTTAATAAATTAGAAAAGTTTAAAACAGAGGCAGAACTATTAAAACATCTATACGATAAAGCTCTTAAAAGGTTTAATAACCATCAAAGAGATATAGCTACGATAACGGAAATGAACATATTAGACTCACTTGGAGTGAGTGAGGAAGTTACTCCATATTAAAACCAACAAATAAAATTAAGGTATAGGGAATAGAAATATTCCCTATTTCCTTTTAATTTAAAACGTATTTACTAAAAAAAATATAAAAAAAAAGAAATAATAATAATAATAATAAAATGTTTAGAGAACATAGTATAATTTTTGCTAACGGAAAACTCCATCAAATTATAAAGATAGAGGGGTTAGAGGAGTTCCCATATAAGAGATTATACTTAAAAGACAAAGAAGAAGAAACAAGTGTAATTAGAACCAACGTTATAACTAAAGACTTGAGATTAGCAATCGAATCTGAAATAATAGAATTTAAAAAGAAACCTTAAATAGAGACTATCGACTTTCATATTTTATCACTAAACAATTTTAATTCCAATTACAGCCATGTTTACACTAACAATTAAATTCAAACCAGGAGAATTAGTAAAAACAGAAGAAGATTTAATTGCAAAAATTAAATCGATTATTATAAACGACTATGACTTTGATGAAGAAGGTAATCTTAAAGAAGACTCTTTTCTATATGGTGTAGAAACAGAAGTAGGAACAACATATAGAAAATACAGAAAAGAAACAGAACTTACAAAACTATCAATAGAGGAAATAAAAGAAATAGAAGAAAAAGAATATTTACATAACGCACGTATATTAATTGAAAGAGAAAAAGAAAAAGGAAATGATACAATAATAATAATCTTAAAAAATGGAAAAACTATGGTATCTGTATTTGAAATAAATTATAATATAGATGAAATCATAGAACAAATAAAAACATATAAACACTTTAAAATATATAAAGTAAATGATTAATTATATAAAAGGAGATATATTTAAAACCAACGCTGATATAATAGTATATCCTGTTAGTTGTAAAGGAGAAACTATATACAAAGAGTTTAAAGAACAATTTCCTATAGCTACAAAAGCATATATTAGGTATTGTAAAGATAATAAACCAGAACCAGGTATGATATTTAGACACTTAGAAACAACAATACTTGGTTTGGATTATAAACAACTTAGAGAAGTTTGGTTCACTAACATTAGAAAAACAAAAAAGAGTAAACCTACTATATATAATAGAACAGAATGGAGATATGAATGCTTATACTCTATATTCTGGAAATTATACCATATAAAAAAGAAAGGTATTATTAACATACCTCCGATTGATTGTAAAGACGAAGAGAGCTTTGAACTATTTAAAAAACAAATAGAAAAGGCTGATAAATCATTTCATCTTACAGAAGACCCTAATATTATAATTAATGTATTTAATCCCTTTTAAAGTAAAAATGATATATATTCTAATAATCCTGTGCGTAGGTGGTTTAACTCTAATAACTTACTTCCAAAACAAACATTTAATTAGAAAAAAAAGATTATTAAGAATTAGCGGTGATGTTATTAGAGATTATGCTTATAAATTAGATAAAACAAGAGATAGTTTAGATAAAGCTAATGAAATAATGAGAAATCATTTATACTACATGAGTGAACCTAAGAAATTAGAAAGTCTGCTTTATTTAGCTTTAAAAGATAGAGAAGAAGCTCATAATTGGACTTGTGTTGCAATATTAGAGTGTGGGTATAATTTAGATAGTAAATGGGTTATAAACTATAATAACTTATTTGGTCTATCCTACGATAATAAACCAATAGAGTTTAAAAATGAAAACGAATGTATAGATTTCCTTATAAAATGGATTAAAGATAATCCAAATGATAAAAGCCTTCCTTTTGCTAATTATCTAATTGATAAAGGTTGGGCTTCAGATCCTTACTACATTCAGAAATTTAATATAATTAAAAAGAAATACAAATGAAAAACTATTTAATTAAACATTATTAAACTATGACAGAAGAAAATATAATAGAAAAGATTAATAACTTAGAGAAAAAACACAAAATGGAAAATCAAAATCAAAATGTAATATTAGGAATGAATTTAAGCGATAGACCTTCTTTCATAGATTATATGGATAGGTTTTATAATTTATTTAAAGAAAAGCCTAATTGTATAGAATTAAGATATTATAATGAAAAGAAATTAAAAAAATGGAAAGAAGAAAAAAAAGAAAAACTATTAGAGGAAATAGAATTTCATGTCGTAAAAGATAATAAAATATGTTTAAGTAAGAAAGTAAGTATTTATGAAAATGGTTTATTTTTATTTGAATGGGGTTTAAATTATACTTTTCCTCATATATATGTTATATATAGAAGGGAAATAAAAGAAGAAGCTATGAATTTAGCTAATCTAATAAAAACTAAAGTTAAATTAGAAAAAGAAAAATCAGAACCTAAATTAAATCTAATAGCGTTAGATAGAAATAATAATTTTCAATTAATAAGATTTAATATAAACAAAACTAATTTAAATATAGAATTAAACTATGGTTCTGTTTTTAAGAAGAAATATGATAATATATTAAAAAGATTAAAAGCAAATAATAATAAAGGTATAGTATTATTTCACGGTGAACCTGGAACGGGAAAAACAACTATAATAAGAAAATTAATAGATGAACTTAGTGAATATAAAAAATTAATATATCTACCTTCAGATTTAGCTAATGATTTAGGTAACCCTGCTTTCTTGACTTTTATGATGCAAAATCCAAATAGCATATTAATTATAGAAGATGCGGAAAACGCAATTAAGAAAAGAGAAGAATCATCAAATTCAGCAATACATAATATTCTTAATATGACAGATGGTCTTTTATCTGATTGTCTTTCTATTCAGATTATTTGTAGTTTTAATATTGAACTATCTAAAATTGATGAAGCATTATTAAGAGATGGTAGATTAATAGAAAGACATGAGTTTGGTAAACTAACAGAAGAACAAGTTATTAAAATAGCTGAAAAAGAAGGAATACAGTTAAAAACAAATGAAGTAATTCCAATGACCATTAGTAAATTATATAGTTATAAAGAAGAAAAAAATAATCAAGATTAAATATGATATTACCTATAAATTCCTATTTTATAAAAGCATATGATAGAAGAAATAATAGAATAGTTTATATATTCTGTTCAGATTGGGAAAATAAACGTTCTTCTATGTTTTTTGATAGAATAGACAATGAACCTTATTACAAGCTACATTGTATTGAAACTCTTGAAACAAGGTATATGAATGAAAAAGAATTAAACAG